GACTCTTCCATAACTGCTTGTCGGAGACGAGAACGAGTGAGGGATTCTTGGCGCCGAGGGGCGTACCCTCGCTCAGGCGGGCCGCTCCAATCGGACCAGGCCTCGGCTTCGCTGGCGCGCCGGTCGCCGGAACCTGGTCTCTTGTCGGTTGCCCACTTCGCTGCATCGGAAACGGCTTCGGCTTCGCTGGCGCGCCGGTCGCCGGATGCGACTGACTTGCCCACCTTCAGAGATGCCGGGCTGCTGATGGCAACATGTTGCCATGAGCGCCTGTCGCCGCGCGGGCGCATCTCGCCGCGCATGACGGGGGGACCGCCTGGGCCCGGGTCACCAGCGCGCCGATCGCCCAGCTCGGTCATAGTAGCAACCTCGTCCATCACCATTTGGCGGAGACGAGAGCGGGTGAGGGATTCGTTTTTCGGGTAGTCCCAGTTGTAGTCGTAGTCCGCCTCGCCGATTTCGACGTCGCCATATTCGTTCGGTTCGCCGCGGCCTCGATGCCCGCGCTTCGGTTTCCCGGGCCGCTCCCTTCCGTAGTCGGAGATGCCTCCCTGCAGTGGTCGCTCCTCGCCAGGTCCACCAGGAAAAGTCCACGGGTTCACATCGACCGGGTCCTGGCTCGGGTCTACTCTTAGGCGCTCAGCGGCCTTCGCACGTTCGCCGCCAGAGCCTCCAGCGGTAACGCGCCCTCCGCCGCGGGCACTCCTGGTTGCGGTATGTATACTGTGTTCGGGTCCGTATGGGGTCTCGGCCGCTAGGGCGCCGGCTGCCTCGGCCGGGGTCTCGGAGGCATCGACTCCTAGTACTGAAGCGTCCTGGGCCCGTTGCCCCTGCGAGCCTCCGCGGGTGACCGTGCCGCCAGTGTGAGTCGGGATGCTCACTGCTTCTTTGCCCTTCCGATACAGTTTCTTGCCGCCGCTCACCGCAGCTTTGCCTAAACCCATGAGCGCGTCGCGTACGCCGATTTCGGCTAGCGTCTCTTCCCTGACGATTTGTAGTAGTTGTTCTTTAGATAGATTCATGGCAGACTTCCTCTACCAATAAATAGTTACTCGTCGTCTAAAGTGTAATGATCTTCTGCATTTCCTGTACGGTTATCAAACTTCATAATGATTTCTTCATCCATAATGTCGAACACGCGCTTTCTAAACCGTTCATCTTGCAACTTCTCAACCCAATGAGAGCCCTGAAACTTCTCTTCTGAACCATCATCATGCACCAGGGCATACCACGCTCCCGCGCGCTTGAGACTCTCCGAAGACTTGATTGCTTCAAGCCAAGATTCTTCGTCCTGTACCCCTACATCTTCTCCCCATAGAATCTTAAAGGCACAGTTGCGCCCCTGTGTTCCGAAGCGAGACTTCTCTAATTTGACCTTGACTTCCGATCCAATACGAAATCCGTTGTCGTCCAGAACGAAACTGGCCTTGGCCTTGCGTCCCGTCAGCCACACGCGCAGAGAGTAGGCATAAATCATAGCCTTTCCTCCCGGGGTGACATACGGAGTGGTCATTGCCTCCGCAGGAAATCTTGTGATGTTCGTCTTCAACTGGTTAAGAACCAGGAAGGTCGACTGACTGTTAGCAATCGGGATAGTCAGCTTCGACATTCCCTTGGCGAGGATGCGAGCCTTCACTGCCATCGACGATTGAGGGTTGAAATCTCCCTCTACGTCTGAAATGGACGGCGTAAGAGCGAGCGAATCCCAAATAAACAGGGTTCTTTCCGCTCCGCTATTAAGGATTTGTTCAATAGTTTCAAGTACTTGCTCAACTGACTGGACCTGGACGTAAATAAGCGTCTCTAGGTTGCACCCTGCGCGCTCCAGAAAGGTCGGATCAATCGCAGACTCGGCGTCCATGTAGATTACATTCATGCCCAAGCTTTGAGCGTTGCCTGCGATCTGTGCAGCCATGAAAGACTTGCCCGTTGACTCAAGCCCTGCAATCTCTGAAATCTTACCGACCGGGATGCCGGCCAGTCGCCCGCGACAAATAATACTGTCGAGCCATCGCGATCCTGTGGGAATCCACTCCTTGACTTCAGTTGGATTCTCCTCATTGAGGTTGTACGCGACTTCCATTCCGGAAGCCTTGTTAATGAGGGATCTTAAATCTCCAACGGATACTGTCCCTACCTTCGATTTTGATTTTGCCACTAGTTTCTCCCAATCATTAGTATTTCTCGCGCCTTCTTGGCTTCGAATATTGTGTTGCCCTCTTCGTCGACGCCTGCCTGCTTGCGACGGCCGGCTGTATATGTAACATCGAAGTAGAGTATCTCATTCTTTCCTCGGCGGCTTTCAAAGAAGTCGTCTTCTTCGTCTTCAACCACTCTATTAGATAGCATAGCATAAGCACCCAGTTTTGTCGAGTCATTTAAAAATTTAATCACTCGTTCTTGCCACACATCATCAAAGTCTACCCCGTACTGGGTAAACGACCCTCGGTACGGAGGATCAAGGAAAACATATGAGTTTTCCTTAACATATGGCAACACTTTCCCAAAATCACCAGCCAGTAACGTAGTGTTTTTTAAAGCCTTTTGCCATTCAAGCACGTTATTTTTGTCATACACCTTCTTGTCGTGATTTAAGAGGCCAGATGGAGTAGCATAACGGTCTCCAGACTCCTTGGTAGTCTGCCAAATCCCATTAAAGCCGGTCTTTAAAAGAAAATAAAGCACCGCGTCTTCCTCGGTGGCGCCCCATTGTTTGTGGTTGTGAATATATTCATCTAAAAGATTATAATAAAACTTTTTTCTTTCTCCGCCTGTACATTCTTTGTTGGGCTTCGAGAGGCGGCAGTAGGAGACTTCATTCTTATTATTGAGCGGCAGATATTGCGACCCGAGGTCGTCCATCTTCGCTAAAAAGTTATTACAGTCGCCCCGGATGGTTCTATAGATGCTCATAATATACTTGTTGTAATCGTTAAGAACAAAGGTTGCATTTTTATTTCGGTTGTAGGCCCAAACAAACATGGCGCCTGCGCCCATGAAGGGCTCAACGTAGTGTTCAATTGTACGCGGAAGAACTCCTCGCTCTTTATACTTCTTGATAAGGCGTGTCTTACCGCCAGCCCACATGAACAAGGGCTTCACTAAACAATTTCCATAATCTGTGTGGCTATTTCTTCCGCGTTAGAGAAGTCATGGTCTGCGAAGGCGTAGTTCTCTCCCCACAATCCAATCTCCACCTTCTCCCTATATGTCGCAGGAACAATCTTGCTTCTGACCGTCTTTCCTTGTTTGTTAACGCGTTCAATAACGAAGGGCTCGCAATCTCCACTCTCTCCATTGAAAATCTTTCCAGAGAGGATTGTAAAAAATGGTTCTTCACACACATCATGAACCTGTGCGCGCACGGCGCGTTTGTAGCCTGCGGTGGCAAACTTATACGCCCTCTCTTCGGTTGCGTTTCCCCCTCTGTTACCTCGTTTGCATTCCACAAAGAGACGCTTCTCTGTCCGACTGTTATACACTTCAGCGTCTAGTACAATCCCCTTGCCGTCCGAATAGATAGGAATCTTTGGCGGCTTAAGTCGTACTTTATAATGGCTTGGCAAGTGTGCTCTAATGGCCTCGACTGCTTTGTTTTCTCCAAGATCGCCCGTCTCGCGGGCCTCTGCTTGCCAGTTGGCACGCTTGGATAAATGTTTTCCGCTCATGTATATCCCTTGTATATTTGAGACCCCTGTAACCCCGGGCCTCCCTGCGGGAGTGGAGGGCTGGGCTACAGAGCGCCCAGCTCAGCGAATGCGGCGTCCACCGCATTAGGCTCTTCGTCGGTGGTCGTAGAAGTCGTCCCACCAAACTTTTGGGTCTCGGACGAAACCGCCTCGGGGTCCTCTACACCCGAGCTCATAAAAGTATCTAGAAGCGCTGTAACATCTTCTGATGTTTTACGCTCGAACAGTGTGTCGAACTCTGGAATACTCTCCAGCAACTCGGCACAGCTTTCTGCCGTCATGTCCTCACACAACTCAGAGCTTCGACGACGAGGCACGAGCTTCGTCTGTGGAAACGAAGCGCCGGGAGGCTTCCCGTAGGTCATCGTAAGGTCCGTACCCGTCTCTGGATCGGTAATATCACCATATTCCGGGTTAAGCACGAGGCTGAGAAGGTTCTCGTAGGCCATCTTGCCATAGCCCCAAATGCGTACACCCTTGTCTTCTTCCCCGCGTACAAGTACGGGCGAAAAGAAACGAGGACGCACGAAGAAGCTCTTAGCCAGCTTCTTACTCTCATCATCGTTCTTGTCTACGCCGTCGCGCCACAACTTCGAGGCGAATTCGCAGACCGAACACTCATCATTATAGTTGCGCTTGGGACATAAAAATCCTGGCGTGTTTCCCAGGTTATAATGAAACCACTTCTCTTTGAAGGGGTCTCCATCGGGAGTGGGGACAATGCGAATTGCCTGAGTCCCGTCTTCGGGACGCCAAAAGTTGTCCCTGTCGCCGCCTTGTCCTTTGAGAGTGGCGAGCTTAGCTCTCATCTTATCTAAGTTAATACCCATTTTGTTTTCCTTTCATGGTTGGGTTAGAGTACGATCAGCCAATATCCTGATCGTCTAATTCATTTATGTATGATTGTACCACAGAACTATACTTAACGCAATAACAATATTTCTGTTCGTAGTTCGTTTTGTATACTCCATAGGACACGTTAATCTTTTCCTCAAGTTTGTCTTTGATGTACTCTTTAATTCTCTTGAATAAAGTTCCATCTGTCTTTAAGTCATCTTCACTGATACCATAATAGTATACCACATCTCGTGGCAATTGCAAGTCATAAAACCATTTTTCTTCGGCCTCTTCTATATTCAAAATCCCTACCGTAGAAATCCTGGCAATCTCATGGGGCTCTGTAAATGTGCCCAAGACGGGCTCTGAGTTACTGAAGACATTTACCATATGAATCGTGTTAACAATGGCTTGATTTATTGTATCGTAGTAGCTTATAATCGGGATGTCTCCGATGCTTTTTTCTATCTGTGCGTTGGAAACCAAATAGATTCTTTCAAACACTCCGGACCTGGCGTACTCTTGCAAGACGTTCTTTACAACCCTCTCCTGAGCCGTCTCAGTTTCGCTTAAGAAGGACACGTCCGGCTCCACGTACAAAACAGATATCGAAACGTCTGAGAGTTGCTCCAGGAGCCTCAGAGTGCACCCTGTGATGCTCCCAGCGCCACATAGAATGAAGATGACTTCTCCTGATATCTTTCGCAAGTCTTTTTTGAAGTCTAGGGGAGTTTTTTCGTACGCTTCGTGAGTTTTTCTCTTCGGAATATTAAAACAGTTTTCTCCCACAAGATCCGTATCAAACTTGTAGATTTGATATTGAGGAAACTTTGAGAAGCAGTCCGCGATCGCACATCCGGCCTGTCCTAGGCCCATAATGTTCATTAGTCGTCAACCCAATCTAAAATAATATGATTCTCAAAAGCGCCCCTGTTATAGGCCTTGATGCCCATCATAGCATAGCGACTGAGTCCCATAACTTTTTCGATAGTGCGAATAACTTCCATCACGTCCGCCAGTTCTTCGTTTGATGGGTTCTTCTGAAACTCTTTAGCCTCTTCTACCAGCTTCTTACCAAGGTAAGACGGCAGCGCCTCGTCGCGTGCCTTGTGCCACTTGCACTTCTTACCAGATTGTTCAATAATCTCAGGGATTAAGTCCCGAACAAGCTTGTTGTATTTTTTACGCGCCATTGATATTTAAATCCTTCATGTCTCCGAAGTTTTTACCAAGAGCTACGTTCACCTTGTAGTCGCCGAAAGAGGTGGTACCAAAAATCTTCATGAGTTCTGGAATTAGTTCCCTCTCGTCGTGCTTCAAATCTATAACGATTGAATCATGCATCATAAAAGCTATATTACTTTCCTTCTCTCTTAGGCGATCGTGGATCTCAACTGCTTTCGCCAAAACCAAATCACTCGTCGTACTTTGTATAGTATAACTTAAGGCATGGTGATTGTCAACCCCTTTTATTGTTCTTCCGAATTCGGTATGAACATCCGAGCCGTCCCAGTATTTATTTTTCACCAGTTCTTTATCGTAGGCGCGATTTGAAAGACTATCTTCTGACTTGGGATTGTACAGCCACGCAAAGATCCTCTTCTTAGCCGTATCTCTGGTGCCAGTCCCGTGATATATATTCTTGAGGTTCCAATCGTGGATATCTCCCGTGGGCTGCTCCTGTCCTGTAAGCGCAATAAGCGTTCGCAGTTCTGCGGCGTTGTAATCTAGCTCCAAGAACCAATCGTTTTGCGGATGGAGGCAGCCGCGATATTCTTTGCTCATCGTTAAAATGGGAAACGTCCCGGGCTTTGTTGTAAGCCTGCCTGTTATGCTGCCGAACGGATTGTAGCTGCACACGCGACTAATCCTTTGGAGCTTCCTGTGAAAGTTTTTGCCTTTTACGGTC